GCGCGGCGTGCTCACCAAGCGTGAGGCTCAGGAGATGGTCCGCGAGGAAGCACGCAGGATCGCGCGCGAGGAAGTTGAGCGCAGCCGGGAAAGCCTCATCCGGGATGCCGAGCTGGCCAGACAGTATCCAGAGCTGGCCAACGAGCAAAGCGAACTGTTCAAGCGCACGCAAGCCATCTACCAGGAGATGACGCAGCGGGAGCCATCCCTGAAAAACAGCGCCCAAACGCTTCCCATGGCCGCGCGGCTGGCCAAAGCAGAACTGATCGCCGAAGGCCGGCAAGACGCACGGCAAGACCGCATCATGCGGCAAAGCGGAGACCGTGGCTATTCTTCGCGCTACGGCGGTTTTGATGACGATAGCAATGAGCTGAGCCCCACCCAGAGAGCAATCATTGAGCGCTTTAACGCATCCGGTGAGGCCGAAATCAGCGAAGAGGGGTACCGCAAGCGAGCCCAAAGCGTCAAAATGGGCGGAATCCGGGGGTTAAGGTAAACCATGGCGGCCAGAAAAGACTACGCGGCGAAGAGAGCTGCACAGCAGCAAGCAGAAGCAGAAAAAGCCAAAGGCTTGACGATTAACGGACAACCTATACCCGATCACCTGATGCATGCCATCCCCTACCAGCACACGGACCAAGGCATCGCGGAAGAAAGCGCAAGGCGCAAGGAGCGCGGCGTGGTCACGCCAGGAGTCAGCGTCAGCGAAGATTCTTGGGAGAAGAGGCTCCAGCAGTTGGCCGACGACAAAAGCACCGGCAGCGAACCTTGGGAACAGGCTGATCCTATCAAGGCCGCTATTGCCCGCGTTCCTGATCCGCGCGGCAAAGCCTTTCACCTGTTCGGAAACGCCACATTTGACCGCGAAGGCGACCGTGGCTTTCAGCCTGAACGCGACGCCAAGGGCAATTTGATCCGCGTCGGAAACATGGTGCTCGCCAGCATGGATGAAGAGCGGGCAAGGAAGCGCGAGGAATACTACAAACAGCTGTCCATTGAGGCCAGCGAAACGCATGGCCCCAAAACGCTTGAGGCTTACGCTGCCAATGGAGTTACTCCATTGCGTCCAGGCGAACGCGTAGAGGGCAATGTCGGATATTCCGGCATTGATGCGCCAGCGACTATGGGACACACTCGATCGGTTTCAGCCGGCGAGATTTTGAACGGAGGTTAGAGCGGACATGCCTAACGTAAACAACCCGCATGGGCTCAGGCCAATCATGCGGAACTTTGACGGCGGACCGGTTCAGGTGCTTGAGCTCGAAAAACCAGCATCGGTAACGACCGCCATTTTCCGGAACGACGCCGTATGCGTCCTTACCGGCAACAAGATCCAGCCAGGCCGGGCCACTGCCTTCATGGGCGTAAGTCTGGACTTCGGCGCTGCCAGCACCCTGACGCGTCACCGGGTGATCGCCTCACCCAGAGCCGTGTTTGAGGCGCAGGACAACAATTCAACCGACGGGATTGCGGCGGCAGACCTTGGAAAAAACGCTGACATCTCGACGGCGGTGGCAGGCAATGCGGCAACCCAAATCAGCGGCCATCAGATCAGTGAATCAAGCGTAGGCACCGCCAATACGCTCGACCTGATGCTGTTGGGCTTGCATGATGTGCCGGACAACGAACATGGGCCATATGCCCGAATTGAAGTGATGTTTAACCGTCACTTCTTCAACTTGGGACGCACGGGGGTTTAATCACACATGATCATCAGGACTCAACTACCTGACCTGTTCCTGGTCGATATGCTTCCCGCAATCGACGAAATCGTTCACAACAAATTCAAACAACGTGCGCCGCAGTACAAGCAGTTCTTCCGCGTCAAGCCGTCCAAGCGGGAGATGGAGCAGACGACGGGATTCTCGGGGCTGGGAAATCTCGTTAAGGTCGCGGAAGGCGCCCCAACCAAGTACGACGAACCCGTAATGGGCTTCCGCAAGACGTACATCCATGACCAGTACAGTCTTGGCTTCCGCGCTTCCCGCGTGCTTCAGGACGATGACCGCTACGGCATTATCGCCAAAATGGCCGCAGCGCTAGGCCGCAGCGCACGGGAAACACGGGAACTGCATCACGCTCAATTCATCAACACCAACCCTGTCGGACCCGACGGCGTTCCTCTGTTCAGCGAACTCCATCCGATCTACAAGGCTGGCGGAGTGCAGTCCAACCGCCTTGGCGTGACTTCCGATCTCGATGTGGTGAGTCTTCAGCTTGCCCTCACCAAAATGCGCAAATGGAAGAGCCCGGAAGGGCATCTTGTCCGCCTGCGGCCGGAAAAACTCGTTGTTCCTCCAGACCTGGAATGGCGTGCGGCTGAACTGCTAGGCGGCTCCATGCGCTCCGACACGGCCAACAACACCATCAATGCCTTCCGGCATCGCGATGGCGAATCTAGCTTCACCAAGTACGTTGTTTGGGACTACCTGACTGATCCCCTCAAATGGTACGTCTGGGCTGAGATGGATGACCTGGATCTGAAGAGCTACAGCCGGGAAGAGCCCAACACTATCCATGATGTCGATTTCGACACTCGCAGCCTGAAGACTGCGATCTGGACGCGCTACAGCTATGGCGCAGACGGCGGCGCCGGTGTGTTTGGAGGATTCTGATGCCACAAGGAACAACGTTTTACGGCCCTCTCTCCCTGAAGGAGGGAGGGCTGAAGCTGTTCGACGCCAAGCTGAACAAGATCTCCGCTGAAGAGAAAATGATTCGGGTCGAGGTGCCCGCTTCGGCAGTGCTGACCCTGAATGCAACGCCATTCACACTAGTCCCTGCTCCCGGAGCCGGGAAGCTGACCGAGTTCCTCGGAGCGATTGCCATGCTTGACTACGCCGGAACCGCTTATGCCGGCATTGCGGCGAATGAGGATTTGGTGATCAAGTACACCAACGCCGCCGGCGTGGTGGTTTCCAATACCCTGGAGACAACCGGCTTCCTCGACGCCACCAGTGACCAGTTCCGCACCTTCAAAGCCATCTCCACAGACCTTACGCCAGTGCCCAATGCGCCATTGGTGCTGCATCTGCTCAATGGCGAAGTCACAACGGGGAACAGCCCGCTGATCCTGCACGTTTCCTACCGCATTCACGAGCTGGGGGTGTAGACACATGGCCCTCTCGCTTGAAACGGCGCAACTCTTTGTCAATAAACTGGCCGCGGACCTGGCGGCGCGGGTGGTTCAGCAGTCCACCGTCCTGCCTGCCATCACGGCGCAGCACCAGCAGGAAGTCGTAGCGCCATCCGCCGCGTTGACCCTGAACCACACTGCCCGCAACGGGTCCGCGCTGAGCGCCAACGCCGATGACTTCAATTCGTTTTCAGCAACGCTGCCTATCCAGCGGCTGCTCGATGACAGCAGGTTCTACGCAGAAACGCTCCAGACACTGGCTCAGTTACAGGTGGACGTGCTGGAGACCGCCGTACTGAGTTTCGCTACTAATTTCATAGAAAACACCCCACTGGGCGCTCAAGGAGTGGCCCCAACGCAAGCTGTTATCGACAGCGCGATCAATGCGCTGTTGGCCCGTTCCATTCCTCCGGGAGACCCGATCAGTCTGATTTTGTCCACCCGGATCGGCGGAGGAACAAACAGCCCCTATCGTGACGTGCTGGCTCTGTCTGAGATTCTGAACGCCGAGCAGGTGGGAGATGTGGCGCGGGCGGTAGCGGTGAATTACCGCCCGCCCCGCTATCGCGGCATGAACATCATCCGTTCGGCGAACGTAAGGCAAACCGGCGTCCCAACAACTCAGTACAACCTGGCTCTGGCAAAGAGCGCATTGCTGCTCGCCACCTGCCGCAATGGACTGACAAACGACAGTTCGAACGTGCAGGCCTACTCAGAGTCAGGCGTCACCGGCATGCGCATCGCGCTGGCCTTCACTGGAGCGGACAATCAGACCGTGACGATATCGAGCCGCGGAGCTGCCGTGCTGTCACGAAATTCATATGCCATTCAGGTGAGGAGCTGAGAAGATGGCGCAACTGAACCTGAAGGCTCAGATCTGCAGCTTTGCCGGCATGAACGCCGGAAGCTGGACTCCTGTCACGTGTCCAATTTACGAAGCCCGAACTGTGACAATTTTCAATCCTGACCTGGGAGCTGATATCGAACTCTGCACCGATCCCAATGACGCCGCAGCGGTTGTCGTCATACCGCCAAACTCACAACACCAGATCCGCATCAGCAGCAAGGCGCTCAGCGGATACATTCAGGATCAGGTAATCGCATATGTGCGAGGATCAGGCGACCAGCCCAAGCTGACCTTTGAGGCATAAACAAAATGACTTGGGGGGAAATTCGAGCCGAGCTTGCTGCCCTCATCCCTGGCCGGGGCAATGACCTGTTGTCTGCTTGGATGCGGCGCAGCTACCGCGAAATCCTTGATCAGCGCGACTGGATGGGTTTGCACGCCGACCGAATCCTTCAGACAGTGGCGCCCCACAATGCTGGCAGTATCAGCCTTACCAGCGGATCCACGGCTGTCACTGGCGTGGGTACGGCATTCACATCCGCAATGACCGGACGCAAGATCCGCGCAACCGGCGGCCGCGAATGGTACACCTTCACCTACGTCTCGCCCACCAGCGGCACGCTGGACCGTCCTTACGAGGGAACGTCCGGGACCAATCTGGGTTACACAATCTACCAGGACACCTACACCGTTGCGCCGGAAGTGAAGCTGGTGGAGACAATGGGCGGGCAGGGACCACAAACCCTTGAGTTCTTGAGGCGCCTGGACTTCCTGACTGGCGAGCCTCAGCTATGGGCTCCGGGCAACGACACCGATGAGAGCAATCCGCCCGTGCTGCACACAGTGGAGCTTTGGCCGGCGCCGCAATCGGCCTTCGGCATCCCTTACCGCTATCTGACCGCCGTGTATGAGTTCGATGGAATGAATACCAGCGATTCGCCGCTCCCCTGGGTGAGCCCGGACGCCATCATCGCCGGAGTTCTCTACCGGGCAGGGGCGCAGGACCGCACAGACTTTGACCGCTTCCTCTCACTGATGGAGCGGGTGGAAAACCAGCGCACTCCCTCTCAGCACATGCGCATGTCGCCAGTCTTCCGGCCACAGCCGCGCCGCATGAGGAGCTGGCGATGAGATTCCGCAGTGGAGCCATTCCCTGGATCAGTCTTGCCGTGATGGGCATTATTGCTGCGGTTGCCCAGACTTCACGGCCACGTCCCGCCTCGAGCCCCAGCGTTGTTTCCTCCTTTCTTCGCTGGGGCGGCGGGGCGTTTACCTCCGGACATTGCCTGATGCTCGATGCAACGGGTGCAGCCGCTGATGCGGGAGCCCCATGCTCTTTGCCGTCGGGCAATGTGCTGTTCTTCGCGGGACCACGCACCAGCGGACATTGCGTGCAGTTCGATGAGCAAGGCCGCGCCGTCTCAGCCGGCGCACCCTGCGGCGCCGGAGGCGGCGGTCCGGGAGTGAATTGGGTGTTTGTCGATTTTGAGGTTCCGTCGGGTTCCATCAACGGCTCCAACGCCACCTTTGTGCTTGCCCACGCCCCCAATCCGGCATCCAGCCTAAAGGTGTTTTGGAATGGCCTGCGGCTTCGCGCGGGAGGGGTGGACTACCAACTGACGAACAACAACATCATCGTTTTCACGGCAGGCATCCCGTCAACAGGAGATCAACTGTTTGTGGAATACCGCTACATCCCATGACCCTCGGAGAGCTGCAAACCCGGACGCTTGAGCGGCTTGGCGAGACGGCAGCCGCAGGCAGCTACTACACGGCTGAAGAGGTGCGGATCGCCATCAACGAAGGGCAACGGCTGTTTTCCTATTTGACGCTGTGCCTGGAATCAACCGCCAACCTGACGCTCACCGCGAATCAGTCCTGGTACACCCCTCTCACGGCAATACCGGACTGGATTGCGCCTCTGCGGGTGCGCATTTCCGGAGCGGGAGGGACAAAACTGGAGCCCAAACGGCTGGAAGAACTGGATGCTCTTTCCTCTACCTGGCAGAATGAAACAGGACCGCCGCGCCGCTATGCCAACCTGGGCCCCAATTTGCTGGCAGTGCATCCGAAGCCATCAAGCGGCGGCTCTGCCCTTGCCATCACCTACGCCCGCAGCCCCGCCGCCCTCACTGGAGCCGGGCAGTCGCCGGAGATCCCGCAGGAATACCATGCGGAGCTGATTCATTACGCACTTCCTAGGCTCAGATCCAAAGAAGGAGCTGAGGAATGGGCAAAGAATCTGCCAGACTTTGAGCGATTCTGGCAGTCAGCCAAGAAACTGGCAACGTTTGTCAGGTCACGAAATCAATCCGCAAAATATGACACTCTACCGCCAGAAGCCTCATGGTTTGATCGCTCGCGGTGGACGAAAGGAAGGTCCCCTTGGCAGATAATCTCGGATACACTCCCGGCACGGGAAGCACCATTGCAACAGACGACGTAGGCGGAAACCACTTTCAACGCGTCAAACTGACTGACGGCACGCCAGACAGCGCTGCCTTCATCCCTGGCGACACAGCCAACGGGCTCGATGTGGACGTGACGCGCGTCCAAGGAAACGTGACCGTCGTGCAGGCGACTGCAACAAACCTGAAGGTGGATGCCTCTACCGTCCCTGTCCCTGTCACCGACAACGGCGGAACGCTGAGCGTGGATGACGGCGGCGGAAACCTGTCAGTCGATGACGGCGGCGGCAGCCTGACCGTGGACGGAACCGTTACGGCGAATCAGGGCTCTCCCAACACCAATGCAAACGCCTGGCCGGTGAAGCTGACCGAAGGATCGAACGCCGCGCAGCTTACTAATGTCTCAGGCAGCTATGCGCTCAAAGTGGACGTCGTGCAGGACGTAGGAGCAAGCGCCCAGGTTGACAAAAGCAGCTTCATCGAAGGGTCAGGGCGCATCAGCGTCAGCGGCGGAGTCTTCAATGAATCAATCGTCAGCGACCCGGCTGAAGACCAGGCCGCTGCCTTTCGGATCACTCCCAAGCGGGCGCAACACGTCAACCTTCGCAACGTGGCCGGCACGGAAATCGGCACGGCTAGCGCTCCGATCCGTATTGATCCGACGGGCACTACGCCTCAGCCAGTCAGCGGCACGGTGACGGCAACCTTGAGCGCAACCACCAATGCAGGAGCCGCAGCCAAACTTTTGGATCTGGACACCGGGGCGGGGGTAGACAACGTGGCGGCGTTTGCAATCGCGCTGCCCAAATCCGGCGGAGCCGTGGCGGGCGGAACAAGCGCGGACCCAATCAGGGTAGACCCCACCGGCACGACGACGCAGCCGATTAGCGGCACAGTGACGGCGAATCAGGGCGGAGCCCCATGGTCCCAGAACATCACTCAGCTTGCCGGCCATCCCATCGTGACTGGAGCCAACGGACTGCAGCGGGTTGGCATCGTGGGAGCCTCCGGAACCGTGTTTTCCGACACGGCGCCCTTGCCCGTCACTTCGTCCGGAAACCTCAACCGGACCGTGGTGCGCAATGCCGTGGCCTATACCGCCAGCCAGACAGACGTATCCCTGTTAACGCCCACTGGCGGAAAACGGATTGTCGTGGAAAGCATTCTGCTGAAGGTCAGCGGGGGAGGCGTCCTGCAGATCTTCGGCAACACCAACAGTCCCTCCAAGATGCTGGTGGACGGCAATTTTGCGGTGGACGACCTCATTCAGATTCAGTTTCCGAACGGTCACCCTCTCGATGCGGTCAATGACGTTCTCCGCTACACCAGCGGCGCTGGAGCGGCAGGGCGAATCACTGTCTTCGGTTACGAGGTCTAGCCTTTATGCCTGACGGCTGGCTGCGCGGGAAGGGGCCCTAGCGATGATCTTCTTTTTTTTCTCGCCAGCCGGAGCTGCTCCACCTGCCGGGATTGACCTGCGCGATTGCCTGGAGGCGATCTATCCCACGCTCAACGCGCAAGGTCCTGGAGACCTGGTGTGGTGGACCGACTCTGAGCTTTACGCATGGATGGACGAAGCAGCGAAGAGACTGTCCCGCAGCACAGGATGTTTCCTGACGCGCGACGATACAACCGTGGTGGTTGCCGGAACAGGCTCCTACAGCCTGCCCGCACGCCACGTCTCGACCGTGCACGCATCCCTGGAGGGGCGGATGCTCGACCGCGTCAGCGTGCAAGAACTGGAAGCGCTGGATTCCGCATGGCCAAACGCCCAAGCGCCGCTTTCACAGCCTTTCCCTTTGCGGTACTCACTGGATGCTGAAGGACTCAACAGCATTGCCCTCTACCCCAAGCCAAACACCGGCGGCGGCGGAGCGCTAGCTATCGTGATGCATCGGAGCCCAACAACCATTGCGCCAGGGTCCAGCCTGGTGGCTTTGACTGCCCCTCTGCGCGAATACTTCACCTTCTTCGCTCTGGGTGAAGCCCGCAGCAAGGAATCCAAGGGCGCCATGTACGAAGTAGGAGCATGGTACAGGAAATTGGCTGGGTTGATCGAGGAGATTGCAATAGGCTACTACGGACAAGCACAATGAGGGACCAGAAAAAAAACACGAACTGGACCGGATGGAGCTAAGAGCCTATGGCTTACCAGAAGCAGAGTGAACGCATCCTAGCCGGGGGATTGTCTCTGTTGCCCCCAGGCGAGAAGCTGAACGACGGCATGTGCCCACAGCTCGAGAACTGGCGGTCCGATCAAGCTGGGCAATTGATGAGCCGCCGCGGCATGCAGCCAGAGTCTGCCGTCATCGAGGGGCCCATTCATACGCTCTTCCGGATTGGCAATGACCGCTACGCTGGAGCTGGTTCGAATTTGCGCCGCGGCAGCAACATCGAGAATGTGATCGCTTCAGGCTTTGATGGCAAGCCGCTGGGAATCGCGGCTGCCAACGACAACATCTTTGTGATGAATCAGTCTCGCCGGCTGCGGAACAGTCCTCACGGCGTGCGGAACTGGGGCATTGCTGCGCCAACCACGGCGCCTGTGGCGAGCCCTGGGGCGGTGGAAAGCGCGCCACTGGTGGAGTTCGACGAGGCCGAGGGCTGGGATGTCTACTTCATCGGAGCGACGGAGCAAGAAACGACCAAGAACGCGACCGTCGAAGTGGTCGTGACTGACGCCGGCACGGTTTCCGTGACCAATGGATCGGCAACGGTCAATGGCGTGGGAACAAACTGGACAGAAACGATGGTGGGCCTTCCCATCCGGATATTTGGCGTCAATTTCGACACCTTCACCACTGTGGCCAGCGTCAGCGGTCCCACCACTCTGACAATCACAGGAAACTACACAGATGTCTCGGAATCCGGTCTGGCATACCGGATTACGCGGACGGCCAGCGCACGAAACTGGGACTCCAGCAACAAACAGAGCGGAACGCACAGCCTGCATGTGGCCGCGAATCCGCCCGGCAAATACCAGGTGCGGCGCGAAGAGTTTGGGCCAGTGGACACTCGCCTGGGCAATGCCGACGATGCGGACATTTTTCAGTTATGGTTCTACGCCTCCCGGCCACAGTTCATTGAGAGCATCTATATTGAGCTGTACTCCGGAACCGGAGCCACGCGTCCGCTTGCCTTCGCCATCGTCGATCCATCGCTGCTCAATCAGGGCAGCTTCTCCTGGACGCATCTAGACATCCGCCGGGGACTGGATACCTGGGCTATCGTGAGCCAGAACGAAGAGTACATGGCTCTTCAGACGCAAGCAAGGGAAGCAGAAGAGGCAGGCGACAGCGCACAAGCCTCAACCCTGCGCGCGGCCGCGCAGCAACTATTCGACCAGATCCTGAAGAACACGCCTTACTTCCGCTACACGGACGCCTTCAACTGGGGCCAGGTGACGCGCATGGTGGTGGAAGTGAATGTGTCACAAGCTTGTGACTTCCACTTGGACCAGATGCGGGTGATTGGCGGCGTTTCCGGACCGCTGGATGGCGAAGCCAGCTTCTTTGTCACCTACGGAAACAACGAGGGCCATGAAAGCCTTCCGAGTGAACCGAGCGAGCCGATTGTGCTGAAGCGGCAGAGCGCGACCGTGCAGATTCCAGTGAGCCCTGATCCGCAAGTAGACCGGCGCTATCTGTACCGGGTTGGCGCAGGGCTGAATGCGCCAGCCTACCGCGTACTGGTGATCTGGGACAACGTGACCACCACATGCATCACCACCATGAGCAACGAAGAGGCGCAGCGCAACAACGAGCGGCTGCGGCAGGACACCGGACTTCCCCCTCCAGCCAAGGGACTGGTGGGCCCATACCTGAACCGGCTGATCGCCTTCAATTCGGCGGCGCATCCAAACCGCTACTGGTACACGCCAGAGGGGGAGCCCCAGTACTGGGAGGATGCAAATGACCCAGACGAGGGAAGCTGGGAAGATCTCGGCGAAGCCTACGAAGAGATCGTCAATGCGACCACGCACAAGCGAAGTGTGTGGTTTTACAAGCAGAAATCCATCTGGCGGCTAAGCGGAGACCCAGAAACATCAAGCGCCGAACAGACAAACGCCAATGTGGGGCTGGCGGCAGAGCGGGCAGTGGTGAACGCCGGCAGCGTGGACTACTTCTTTGGCGGAAAAGGCATCTACCGGTTCAACGGCGACTTTGAAGAGCTTATCTCACAGCAGATCGATCCGATTTTCAAGGGCGAGTACGCCCAGTTCGGCAACATCGACATTCCGCCTCTCAATCAGGACTATGCGCACACCTGCGTGATGGGGCTCTACCATCAGCGGCTGTTCTTCAGCTACCCCGAAGCGGGGCAAACTCAACCCAGCGTCACCCTGGAGTACGACCTGCAAACAGGACGATGGTTCCATTTCCGGACAGCGCTGGGGACGGGTGGATTCACGGCGATGACTTATGAGGGGACCGGCAACCAGATGCTCGCCGCAGCGAATGTTCCGGGCGGCGCAAGGCTCTTCGATCTGAATGGATTCTCGGACGACGCCGGCCAGCCGATTCAGGTGATCTGGCAGAGCCGCTACCTGGATCAGGGTGCGGCGGACACCGAGAAGACCTACTCCGACGTGGTGATTGACTTCGCCACAGCGCGCGCGGGGCAACTGCCTTCGGTCTTGACAGTCCAAGCGGTCTTCGATAACGGAACCGTGATGACTCTGGGGACGATCTCCAGCGCCAGCCGCACTAGGCGGACCTTCAGCATAAACAACGGCGCCGGAGTGAAGGCGATGAACTTCGCCATCCGGGTGACGGGAAGCATCACCAGCCAGTGCTGGATCTATAACGCTTGGGTCCACTGGTACTATGAGAACCGCAAAGGCCTGAGCTTCGATACGGGGGTGGTCCAGCTGGCCGGCGGAGACCCAGCGGAAACGGATGTATTTGAGGCAGAGATCACCACGGCACAGCAGGTGCATTGGCAACTTTACACAGATCTGCCAGGGGGAGCGGTCGCGCTGCGGCAGGCCGGCAGCCTGATGCATTCGCCCGGACGGAGGGTAGAGCCAGTGCGCTTCACCAAGCAGACCGGGCGGACTGGAAGGTTGCTCTTTCACAGCGCGGGGCTTTTCCAGATGCACAGCCTTCGGCAGCGCGTGCGGCGATTCGGAACCTACATCGACGGAGCGAAGGGACAGATCTGGAACCCGTTGCCCTTCCGTCTGGGGGATGGCCGCATGGTGCAGCTTAAGGACCTGCTGGTGGAGTATGAGGCGCCGCAGGGCGGGAGCCTGACCGTCCAGAGCAACCTTGGCGCAGTGCGCAGCATGCAGCTTCCCGCGTCGGCAATTCAGCGCACGGAGATATTCACGCTGGACGGAATGGAGGGCGACCTGTGGGAATGGTCCGGATCGTCTTCAGGCCCACTCAAGATCTTTGCGGCGACGCTGCGTTTCCGCGCGATTGGCGTTTGGTTCAATGGCGCAAAGGGCGAGTTCTGGGAGGTGGAGTTCGACCTTGGCCAGCCGCATCACTTTCGTGAGTTCGAGCTGGACCTCGACACCTCGGGCCCCATGCAGTTCACAGTCAGCCTTGAGCTGCCAGGACAGAACCTGGCTGCGCGGGGAGCCTACATGGTCAACACTGAAGTGACGACGCCAGGCAGGCGTCCCTGGAACATGCGCGGTCCAGGGACGCTCAAAGGGCAATTGCTGAGACTGCGGCTGGCGGGCGGAGCCATTGTCAGGATGTGGGGTGGGCGAGTGTACGCGCGGCCACTGAACAGCCAGGGGAGCTGGCGCTGGATTGCGCTGCCCATCCCCGAGACTCCCGTGGACTGGATAACCACCAAGCTGCCCATCGGTCAAACTGATCTGGGTTGGCAGTGGATTCAGTTCCCCATGGATGCGGTGGGGTAAGGCGCCATGAAGAACATCTCACTCGAATTGCCGCAAGGGCTCTTCACGAGCGAGCAGACGCAGATCCTGAATGAGAGACTGCGGGAGATCCAGCAGAACCTGGGCGTCGCCGTTGAGCTGCGGGGCGATCTGGACGCGGGGGGCGGACTGATCCGCAATCTGGGAGACGCCAAGGACGGCAAAGACGCGCTGAACCTGCGCACGGCGGAACTGCGTTTCCCCCCCACGGGAGCAAATCCCGGCAGCGGTGGCAGCGGCGCCGTGACGCAACAAGCAACAGCAGGCGAAAACACGTTGATCTTTGGCGTTGCGGGGGCTCTGGCCATCCAAGCCGGAGCCGCGCCACTGGCTATGCTGGCCAAGCCCAGAACAGCCGCGGAAATTGTTGGCGTGCTCATCAACCCGACCGATGAAGGGCCAGTAGTGGCGGACATCCATGTGGGGCAGAAGCGCTGGGCGACTTTGACTATCCCGCAGGGAGCGCTGCAAGCCCGCATGCCGGCGGTGGGACTGGGCCCAATCGCTGCGAATCAGCCGATCCGGCTGGATCTGGTGGCCGTGGGCATGGCGCCGGGGCGTCCTGGAGAGACCCTGACCGTGCTGATCCGCCTGGTTTGAACGCATCTGGTGTAGCGGCGCCCGCGCGGCAATAACACGGACAAATGCCGTCGCAAGAACCCCGAAACCGATATCTATCGTTTCGATGTGTGCGAAACCAGGCTCAAGTATGGGCTCACATCACCGGGAAAGACGGCGCCAAAAGATTGAGGTGACGAATGCCCCTTCCTTCATTTCTGATTCCCGCAGCGGCCTCCCTGATTGGCGGCATGTTCAGGGGAGGAAATCAAACTCAAAGGACCAATCAGCAGACATTCCAGACCAGCAGCACGCAAGGCAACACCAGCAGCCGGCGCTACCTGAGCGATGGGCAACAGCAGGTGATGGGCGATGTAGGCGGCTACATCCGCACCCTCCTGACCAACCCCAACGGCGCCGTGGCTCCAGCGCGGACAGCCAGCCTGAACCGGGTGAACGATACCTACCTGGGCGCTGAAAACATACTGCGGGGCAGGTCCAGCGTGGCAGGCGGAAGGAGCGGCCGCGCGGGACGGGCCATGCGCGAGCTGCAATCCGCAAGGCTGGGCCATATCAACGACACAAACCTGGGATGGGACCAGAAGGCTCTGGACCTGCAGCAATTAGCGGGTCAGATGGGCCTGAACTTCGCCAACATCAATCTGGGGCAGGACGGAACCTTCAGCACGAACGCGCAAAGCCAGGGCACAATGAACGGGTTCGCCACCGGGAGCCAGCCAGGCGGACCCTGGGGACAGGGGGTCGGATCAGCGCTCGAAACCATTGCGGCTATTCTTTCTCTGCAGAAGATGATTGGCGGCGGCGGCAATTTGCCTGGAAGGGGCGGCCAGAATCTGCCCGCCGGCGTGCACATCGACTGAAGCGTGGCAGGAGGATAAGCAAATGGCGAACAATCCAGTGCTCGACGGCATTATCCAGGGCATCAATATGGGCCTGTTGATGCGGCGTGAACAGGCGCAACAGGAAGCATTCCGGCAGCAACAGGCACGGCTGAAGCGGGAAGAGGAGTTGCGCGACTTCGACATGCAGTCGAAACTCGCCCGCATGGGGGCCAAGCCTGTGGACGACATGGGCATGGTGTCTGAGCCGATGCGATACGAAGGTCAGGCGATTCCGGGCATGATCGGAGCCGAAGCGATACCTGCGGGAGCCATGATAGGAGAGAAGCTGCGCAAGGGCAAGGCCGGCCAGGTGGTGAAGTACAAGACCCGCGACGGAAGAATCCTAGCCTACGAGCTTCCTACTGAGGAAGAACAGCAGGCGCGTGCGCTGGAGCTGTACCGCCAGCGGCAAATGGCTGACGACGAAAGCATGCTGGAGCGTCAGAAGAAGTATTTCGACTACACGCAAAGCGAGAAGCGGCGCATGCAGGCTGAGACGCCGCGGGTTGACGTCATGGACCCGCAGTTTCTTCGCAATGTGCCCATTGATCAACTGTCCAGCGTGGCGAATTTGCGGCGCACATTGACGCCAGACTGGAAGATGGCGACCGATTATGTTACGGGAACGCCCAGTTTCGTCGGGGTGGACCCATTGACGGGACAACCCATGACGGTTCGTGATCCAGGCTGGACTGGGGCAGCGCGGCCAAGGCCAAGGCAGCCAGTAGGCGGGCAATTGAATGCTGGCGGCGGTGGAGCCAGAGAAAAAGCAGAAGAAAAAGCGCGGGAGCAGGCACGGAAAGATCTGGCCGCCCTGCAAAAGGAAGAAGACAACTACCACGCCGAGAAACTTGCCATCGGGGCAAAGCTGAGAGAGGGCTTCCCGAAGGACAAGAACAATCCGAACAAAGACGCTGTTCAACGCCGAGACGCCCATGCCAGACTGGTGCAGCTGGACGCTCTCATCAAGGCGAAGCAGGCAGCCAAGGACAAGATTATCCAGCGATTCGGCGGCCGGACGGCCAGCGATCCATTAGGGATCAGAGGCGCAGCGAGAAGCGCGGGCGGAAACCGGGACCCATTGGGGATTTTGGACTAACCAATGCCAGACATTATTGAACTCGGCCGCCGGGTGAAGGAGAAATATCCCGGCTTTTATGATGCATTGAGCGATGAGGCCCTAGGGGCGAAGATCCGCGCCAAGTTTGAAGCCTACAAGGACTTCACTGACCCCTTGCCGCCGGGGGCGGAGAAAACCGGCCTGCCTAGCATCCCGCGTCCAGAAGCGCAGATGAAAGAGTCCGGAGTCATGGACCGCACGGGCATTGTGTTGATGGATGGCGTGCTGAAGCCCGTGGATACGTTTTTTCGCAGCGGCAGCCGCGCCGTGAGCCAAAGCATTCAAGGCGTGGGCGGCGCGATTGAAGCGCTAGGCGGATACGTAAAAGAGGATGCCATCAAACATGGCAAGCCAGGGATCGTTGGCGGTCCGATAAAGGAGATCGGCAAGGAGATCCGTGGCTTTGGCGAGGGTATTGGCCGGGGCAGCGATATCCGCGCCGACCTGCGGGGCATTGCAGGGGAGAACTTCCTCGAGAAGCCGGAGGTGGCGAAGAATCCCGAGTACTGGATCGACCTGGCCGGGCAGATCAGCGGATCAATGCTGTCCATGATGGCGCCAACGGCAGGCGTGGTCGGGCAAGCCGACAAGGCCATGCAGGCGCTGAAGATCAAGCAGCAGTATCTGCCGTTGGTGCGCACGGCGATGGGCGTCGGCGCCGCCAGCATGGTCGAGACCATGTTTGACGCGGGCAACAGCTACCAGGAATCGCTCGACATGGGGGCGAGCGAGGAAACCGCGCGGGCCGTGGTGGCGGAGACCTTCAAGCGCGAACTGCCTCCGACTCTGGCCTTCAATGCCTTCGGCATCTTCAACGACATGATGAAGGGCGGGCCGAAGAAGTTTGCCCTGTCCACGTTGTCCGAAGGCCTGCAGGAAGCATCGCAAGGGATTGCGCAGCGTCAAGCCCTCGGACTGGTGAAGCCCCAGAGCGATCAGGACATCTACGGACCCGTCCCCTTTGAGTTCCTAGTGGGAGCGGCAGGCGGCGCATTCGGCGAAGCCGTCATGGGGCGGTCCGGCAAATCCGGCAGAAGCGGACCGGATGTCGGCGCACCAGACACGCAGCAGGCTGCCGAAGCTGCGCCAGTTTCGGCGCCGAAAAAGGACGCCAGCGATCCATCTGTCGGACAACCGGACGCGCTCAAAGAAAAGTCATACACTCCCGAGCAGTACGCCAAGGCCCTCGAAATAACGATGAGGCGGGAGAAGGCAGCCAGCCCCAATGAGATCCGTAGGGAGTTGGGGATCGACTACAAAACGACCCTTGAAATCTTGAAGCAGATGCAAGACGAGGGTTGGTTGAAGCGGATGGGCCCCAAGGGCAAAAAGTTCTGGCGTATCGTCAAACGTCCGGAGGCTCAGGCTGAACAGTCCCAGGCTGAGCTGCAAGGCGAAACCCAACCCAGTACTGCGACAGCACAAGAGTCCGAGGAACTGGATCCACTTCGCACAATTGTCTATCAGGGGCAGCCGCAAGAGCTGACCTATGAATCGGAATCAGCGTTGCCGGTGGACGCATCACCCGCTCTCGGAATTCCGCAAGAAGCAGTGGAAGACAGAACGGCAGCGGTCTCTCCGGCTGAAACAGTTCGTCCAGAACGTGATCCATCCCTCGATGCTACGCCAGGCGAACGCATTCTCGCCAAGCTCCGCGAAACCATGTATGGCGAAGGCTCGCACGAAAGCCTCAAGCAGTTGCGGAAGCAGTTCCCTGAACTGAGCAAAGAGGAGTTCGACGCGGCGGTAAACGAACTCAGCACCTCGGGTCAAGTGTTCCTTCACGAAACCGACCGGGCGCACCTGATGCAGCCCGAGGATGTGGCCGACCTGGTGTACGATCCAACCCCCTATGAGACTTCACCCAAGGGCAGGCAGTTTGTCGCAATCAGCACCAGGCCGCAATCGGCTGAGGACTCCGACACCCTCCCCGATGGGACGAAGGTGAAGTGGAACGTCAAAAAGCTGACGCCGACGCGCGCGGGGATTGAAGTGAGCGACCGCGAGACCGACGAAGTTGCGCCGGCCAGCTCCGACAAGACACAGGCCCTCATGCAGTCGTTCAAGGCCTCCATTGCCAAGAACGAGTCCCTCGGCGACATCACCAAGTTCATGCAGCG